GTCTCCGTCAGTTATTCTTACAATTTGAGCATCATAAGTTACACCGACTGGCTGTTTTTGTGCAAGTACTGGCGAAGTTAGTGTTAATGCTGTGACCATAGTAAGTAATAGTTTTTTCATGATTTTTCCTTTTGATGTATTTAGACAAAAAGGAAGGGCCCGAAAGCCCTTCCCCGTTTTACGTTTCGTGAACGTAACTTTCTTATTGGAAAGTTAGATTCTGAACAGCAATCTCACCAACGTAGTCAGCAGCGTTACCGAATGATGACGCAGTGTTTGTTAGTTCGATGTAACCATAACGTGTCATGAATGATACGACTGGTTCGAATGTTGACGGATCAAGAACAACGCCTGAAGACATCAACGGAATGTATGGGCAGTAGAATGCTGCTGCATCAGTTTCCGATGAACCCTTGTATCCAACAAGTACTGGCTGAGTGTCTGGTGCATATGAGTTAACAAATACACGCATTGCACCGTTAAGAGTACCAACGAACTTAGTGTTAGTTGGCGCTTCAAAAGTGCCTTCAGTTGTACGAGCGAATGCAGAAGTTGTAGCTGACTGAAGAACAGTCAACGAAGCTGGTGAAACAACAGCCCAGTTACCTGCACCACGACGAGTACGCTGTGCAATCAAGTTTGCAACGCGGTTGATAAGAACAGCTAGAGCAGCGTGTTCGTCACCAACATAAGTAGCAGTACCTGAAACAGTTGCTTGGTTGAATGTGTATTCAGTTGAAGCAAGAGTTGCAAGTGAAAGCAAGATTTCCTGGTCGATTTCAGCAGTGATTTCTTGTGCAAGAGCAGCCATAATTTCTGCTTCTACGTCGATACCATGCTGTGACTGAGCGTCCTGAGCAGCTTCGAAAGTCCAACGAGCTTGTAGCTTACGAGACTTGGCTTCAACAGCCTGACGAAGAATCTGAACAGAAATCTGCTTACCACCATTACCTTCTAGTGATGCTGTGTCAGCACCAGTATAGAAGCTAGTGTCAGTTGCATCAGAAGGAACTCGTGAGTATGCCTGTGCAATCTTGAATGGTGAAAGAGCTTCTTCACCAGCAGTTACCGAAGTTGCTGCTGCTGAGTTGTCAGTCAATGAGTTTGCGTAACGAACACGCAGAGTGTGAATCTGACCAACTGGGCCAGTCATTGGCTGAACACCAACGAGTTCGTTAGCGATAACAGTTGGCATAACACGACGAATTACCGGAAGGATAACGCGGTTTAGTGTAGCAATGTTACCAGCAGTTGTTGTACCAGCTGAACTTTCAGCAAGCAACTGCTTCTTTGTATTTTCAAGCAATACGCTCATAGTTGAACGACGATTGCCTTTTAAGCCTTCTAGCAGGGCGTCTTTTGTTTCTCCCCAACGGCTTTCTAAGAGTACTTTTGACATTATATTATTCTCCTAAAATATGTCTATTAAAGCCCTGCCAAACGCTTGATATCGATTACATTGTCTACAACAGTTTCATCAATTTCTTTTGTTTCTTTGGCAGTTTTATTACCAGTTGCTTCTACGATAACAGATTCAGTAAGAGCCTTCTTGCGAGGGGAGGTGTCTACTGAACCAGTATTTAGAACTGCTGGTAAATACTTATTGAAAGCGTTCTCCAACTTAGGAGTTTGTACGCTTTCGAGTAATGCTCTCATTACTTCGGACTTTTCAGCGTTTAGTGTTGACAATAGTTGACCCATTGTCTTGTCACGCTGCGAAGATTCCTTAATAATGCGAACTTCACGATCTTTTGATTCTACGAGCTTGCTGACTTCTTCCAACTTAGCTCTAGCTTCTGCAAGCTGCGAGTCTTTTGATTTTAGTGTTTTGATTACTTTGCGAGTTTCAGCTTTCTCGTTTAAGTGAGTAACTGAGAATTCTCCCGCAAATGCTTCAAACAATCTACGACCAAAAGTGTTTTCTCTTGCAAGCTTGATATCTTCCTTAAGTTGTGATAGTTCACCCTTAAGATGAGTTGATACAATTCCGCTAACTTTTTTGGCACTTTCACTAATGAACTTAGCTTTAAGTACTTCAAGTTGCTTGCGGCCTTCAGCTACCAACTTAACCTTAGCTTCAACTACTGCTTGTCTATCAGTTGAGAATTCTTTAATTTCTCTTGATAGGGCATGAACAACAAATTGTTCTAGTTTCTTCTGATTTTCCAATTGAACTTTGCGATCACTGCGTAGTTCACGGATTTCTTCGGCTAGTTTGGTCACCATGAAGTTATTGAACTTAGTAGCATTTTCACGCAATTTAAATTGCGATTGAATGCGTTCTTCGTTCATTGCCTGTCTTTCAGAAGCAAATTCACGAATTTCTTCTGCTAGGTGATCGGTCATCATCTTGTCAAGGGCTTCTACCATAACGCTACGATCATGTTCGTAACGCTGTGCAAATTCCTCACGGAGTTCTGCACGGACCTGTTCACGAGCTTCATTCAACTTAACTTCCCAGGCTTCATTTAACTGCTGCCCGATATCTTCGTTGATGAGACCGCTTTCAAGTAATGGCTTGATAGCATCTAACATTTATTTGATTCCTTTTTATATTTTAAGTTCATTGATGAGACGCTTTACTTCCTCACCAAGGAATCGTTGTATTTTTTTGTCACCCTGTGCTTCCTTAGCAATCTCTAACACTTTATGTCCGTTTCTCATATTCATGAGACTTTCATAAATTGCTTTGGGATATGCGTTTGGTGCGCTAGGTTGGGCAACGATATCGACAGTAATGATTTCAAAATCACTGACTCTACCATCCATATCGTTTACATTACCTGATCCACGACTGGATACACCTAGCTTGACCCCTGACTCCAACATCGTTCTTACGAGTTGACCCATTGGAGTTGGGAGAATTTTTAGTTTGCCAAAACCGTTGGCCCCGTCCATCCACATGCTTGTAATCATGTGTGATACACGGTCTAAATTGATTTTAAGATCATCTGGGTGGTCAACCTCACCCAAAACTGAGTAGCCTTCTGAGATTTGCTTGTTTAGAGTATCCACGGCAGTTTCAATTTCATTGACGGGGTAAACACGCTCATTTGCGTTCTTTACCCCGCCCTGAATGAAAATCCCCTTCATATAGAGGGTCTTAAAATCAGCGCCCTCTTCCTTGATAGATTCGACAACCATGCCTGCTCTATCGAAGGTAAGATTTTCTCTAAGATACAAAGCCATTTGCTCTCAGATCCCTTAGCGAATTGGTCTACGAGCAGGTCTGCGTGACTCTGCTACTGGACTCTTAGCGTTTGAGCCGTCATCACCGTGCTTTGGCTTAGGAGCTGCTTCACCCTTGTCCTTGAAGTTATCCTTACCTGGACTGTTCTTGAAGTTTCCTGCACCCTTTACAGATGTTTCACCCTTTGAGTAGAAGTTGCTTGGGGCCTTAGGAGCAGTAGGAACTGCTTCGTCGTGACCGCTGAACTTTACTGGATGACTGTCCATACCAGCTTGTCCTGAACCCTGAAGTCCTGGGCTCTTTGTCTGTACGCCGTTGTCGCCGTGTGTTACAGAAATCTTCTTAAGTTGAACTGCTTCCATCATAGCTTCTTCGTCTTCTTCACCGCCGAAGTCCATTTCGTCTCCGTCCATGTCGCCTTCTTCGCCGCCGAAGTCCATGTCATCGCCTGCATCGTCGCCGCCGCCCATGATGTCTTCAAATTCAGCCATCAATTGGTCTAGCTTGTCTTCGATGCGAATTACAGCATCTTCAACTTCTTCGCCGCCTTCATCGTCGCCTAAATCTTCATCACCGAATTCAACTTCTTCGTCACCGAAATCGATATCTTCTTCGCTGTCATCTTCTTCAGCAAGACCAGATTCTTCAGCATTGATTTCGTCAAGTAGATCGCCTACTTGTCCGCCCATGCCGCCGTCCATATCGTCTTCCATCATATCTTCGTCTTCGTCCATCTCTTCAGCCATAATTGACTCAAAGATTTCTCTTGACTTTTCTACAACGATTTCGTGAAATAGTTCTTGGGCTCTATCGTTATCTTCGTTGATAACGAGGTCCATTAATTGTTCGAATTTTTTAGTGTCCATTAAATTTCTCCTGATAACAATGGCTTTGTGTAGACTTACTTATACCATAGTCAGGAAAAGCACTCAATAAGTGCGTATTTTTTACATTTTTGAATTTTTATTAAGCTGTTGCATCAGCTTCTGGTTTTGCACCGTATTGAGTGCGAACCTTATTGAGATATAATTTCTTCTCATAATTACGCACATCCATCATTTTGCGTAATTTTCTAATCTGCGCAAGTGTTAATTTTGTTTTTCTAGAGGTTTTCCACACCGGCTTGCTATTGTCATCGTTGACATCTTGTAAACCATTAATTGGTGCATCGAACATTTCAAACAGTTGCATATTTTTATTTATCTTTTTGTGATTTGTAGTCTATCCAAAATCCAATGGCTACAATAATATTCATCCCAAGTGATGCTAGTATTATATGCAAGTCTTGATAGATGCTCATATTCATACTTAAATGAACATGTCCCACCATCCAAAACGGAATAGCTAAATTCTGAGAAATCCAAATTAAAAGAAACTTTAGAAATTCTCTCATTTAATTTAGATTTGCATTGGTCCGCCTGGACCTCCGCCCGGAGCAGACGGTCCACCAGCAGCCGGAGAGTCAGCTCCTACCGGTCCAGCAACATCAGGACCTTCTTCGGGAGCTTCATTGTTTTCAATTTCGTCTGCGGTTTCGAAATCAGTCTCAAAGTCGCCAGAACTAATTCCGATGTTTCTCAAATCAGAGCCAGCAGCTTCCATTTCAACCTTCTCACTGTTTTCTTCTTCCCAAAGCTTTTCGTTCTTCTTGATTTCTTCTTCGGTTAGTCCTAAGAATCTTTCCATAGCAAATCTCTTTGACATATAGGGAAGCGATTCCATGCTAGTGAATGTACCAACTCTGCTATTGTCTAGTTCAGCTTGGCGATATGCAGCGAAGTTTTGTGGAGGATTGAAACAGATTTGGAACAATCCAGTGTCAATATTGAATCCTCTCCAGCGTAGGAACAACTTGAATTCTTCATCTAACTTGAGAGCAATATAGTTCTGCAAGCGTTCGCAGTACTGATTGAATCTGAATTCCTGAATCATCGCAGTACCAACACGACCATCACTCAATGGAGTGCTATTGTCATCTGGTCCAGTTGGTAGATATGATGACGGTACACGAAGACCTCGAGCAAGGCGATTGTTGAAGTATTTCAAGTCATCAATTTCGCCTAAGTTTTGTCCGCCCGGAAGAACTTCAACACTTGAACCACGGCCTTCTGCGGTAACTGGGAAGAAGTAGTCTTCGTTCATTGACAGTGGATTGTATGATGCGTCAACTACGCTTGCGCCGCCATATAGTGAAGGGATTCTGCGCTGGTGAATTTCGTTCTTGACTCTTTCAACAAATGCCATAGCCATATGACTAGGCATATTACCGACATCAATCTTGAACATTCTGCGTTCAGGAGCACGCTGTACACGATAAATTAGAACAGCGTCTTCTAATAGTTCCTTCTGCTTATAGACCTTAAAGATGTTCTCTAGAATCGACTGTCCGAAAGGCCAGAATCTGTCAAGGCCTTCAGTCAATGATACGTGAACAACATGCTTTGAATCTACCGCAGCCTCACTCTGCCCTAAAGTAAAGCGTGACCCTGTACTATCGTAGGGCATAGAAGGAACAGTATATCCGCCGCCTGCGCCACCGCCGCCAGTTCCACCTGATCCAGTTGCTGGATTAGCTGCAAAATCAGTATTTGTTTTGGTTGCTACTGTGAGATTTTGTAAGTTTACATTGATATCTTTAATAACATATTGTTCAGGCTTCTTGCCTTCACTTTCGTTAACGATTACTTTAATAACCTTAACCATGTCAATCCAGTATAACTTGAAGTTTTCTGGATCACGAACGAATGCTTGGTCGCCATACTTAACTACGTTGCGGAAAATCTTAAACATACGAACATCAAACTCGTTTAGTTTACACCACTGCTGCAATTGCTTAGTTAGCAAGTCTACTTCGTGGGGAGTAGGATCATCTTTGAATTCAAAGCTGAATGGTGTCTTATTATGTTCGTTGCGCTGAGTAGAGAATTCCGCAATGATGTCTAAACAAGCGTTGATTT